TCTTGGCGTAAATCTAAGTCACTCATATTATGCTTGGCGCACTAGATAGTGTTGCTTGATACTCTTTGGTGCGAAGTATTTCTTCACGACCTCAATTGCAACATTGGCATCAACGTGCTTGCATGAGAAAATATCCAGATAGAAATCACCATTGGAATTTACAAAGTGAGCAGTAATGCAAGATGTCTCAATCAATTGTACCAGAGAAAATCCTGCCTTGTCTTCAGCATGGGCAGCAAAATGCTCAATGATTGGTTCGCCAAATGCCTTCATATCAATTGCAGGCACTAACTCTTTTACGAAATCATAAACTTGCTGTCTGTCCTTGATGTTATCATTACCACCTGCACAATCCAATGCTACATGCGATCCCCATGCTTCCATATTTTTACTCTCCTATAAGTTTACTACAATGATAATTCAAGTTGCTGCCATTTGTTCACTGACTTTGATAATGTAAAGGAACCATCTTTGTTGTCGGTCCACGTTATGTTATCACCAATCTCCCAACCTACCTCTGCCATCAGATCAACTGGAAACTCCAACATATGCTCACCGGTATCTTCGTCCAACTGTACTATCCCTTTGTAATGCATATCATCTCCTATCTATATAACAATTATACCTGATTACTGAATAAAGGTCAAGTCAAGTATGCTCAATAATCTGGATTCCAGTTGCTCTGATTGCACTCTGGCATATACTGCAGGGTTTGGCGAGTAATGGTTTACCATTCTTACCATATCTGAATACTGAAATCTTGTATGCTCGGTCCAGTTTCTTACATAATGTGATGGCATGTATCTCAGCATGTAAGTGGATCTTATCCGGTACGCCCATCATTGCCGCATGTCGTGCCTGCAACGGATGAGTCTTTACATAACTATTCTTGCCAATACTCAGAACATTACCCTTACGATCTGTGATGATGGCAGTTAGATTCTGCCGAGTTTTCATTATCGTTCCACAAATGTACTTACAATAATATATCCAAGTATTGATAGTGTAATTAGTAGACACAGGAATATCCAGACAGGGAATATTACCTCCAACCAAGATATGTCCAGAATATGGGCAACCTTGAGAAATCCCAATATCACTATCAATAACGCACTGAACTTTACTATAGACTTTATCATTTTGGGATCCTATGTGTTGTGACGCCGCACTTCTCGAGAAAATCTATTCCATCTGTACATCTATATATATTGCGGTAAAACACTTTACTAATACCGGCACCATAAATTAGTTTGGCACAGGCGATGCACGGAGCATGTGTACAGAACATAACAGATCCTTCACCGGACTCAGTACTCTTTGCCAGTTTGCAGATTGCGTTTTCCTCTGCGTGCATTACCTCTGGTTTAGTCTTGGTGATCATGCCACCGTCTTCATAGTGCTCTATCACATCTTCGCAGGTATTATCCCAACCGGATGGGGTGCCATTAGTCCCAAGTGATATAATACGATCATCCTTGACAATAATGGCACCCACCTTCAACCGACTTGCATGGGATAGTTTCGAAAAGGTCTCTGCCATTTCTAAGTAGGTTACAACGTATCTGTCTTTCATTATTTCTTACCGATGGATGTGAGGATGACCCATGCGTATAGGACTAGAAACCATAGGGTCAATATCAATATCATCGACGCAGGAATTATCATAATCCAAAGCAGTATCTCAACGAATAGATTCATCTCTGTTTACACACCAACGGACAGGGTTGGGTTTACTTCTGGTGATAAGATGGCGGAAGTAGTCGCCCCAGATTTTTTGCTGCTGGTTTCTCTTTCTCTGAAGGTTGCGGTACAAATCCATGGTCTGCAACTAACTTGTGTGTGATGTTTGGATACAAGTCCGGCAGATTTTGATTCTTGATATGCAGCATCAACTGTGCCTCATTTGGGTGTACGGTTTCCAGCAACTGTATGAACAAACCTTCACGTCGAACTGCAGTGAGGTCCTTGCGACAGAATACATAGAACCTGCGCAACTCTTGCATAAGGTTAGTGGGGGACATACCAATTGGCGCCGCATCTTCTTTGAATGGAGGATCTGTCTCAGGCAAAATGAATTTGCCTTCAGGTCTGAATGCGAAACTGAATACGATTTTCAGTGCACCATCTGCTTTGTGTTTCGATAGTACGGTTGTATCTTTGTTGATCTCTTCAAGGAGTTCTGTGATATATCTTGTCATTTTAAAATCCTTCAATATTGTCTAGTAAAAGTCGGCACCTGTTCTTAATCAAGTAATTCATAATTTTCATTTTATCGTTGACGACTACACCTGTCACAAATCTATTTATAATCTCTTCAGAAACTTCTGCGGGTATAAACTCAAAATCCACCAGTCGAATATTGCGGTGCCAATTCTTGCGCTCATCATCTGTCTTGCAACCATTGTAACCATGCTCAACAAACTCCGCAAGTCGCTTGGCGGATACCACCTTCTGTCTTTCGCCAATTACAAACACATCATCTGCACTTAGTATGTTGGGAATGCCATCATCACTTGCCTTGACGATATGCTGAATATGTCCCACAGTCATATAGTCTGTTTCTGCCACCATCAGTTTCTTTATCTTAGGACTCCACTGCCGTACGTTGGAAAATCTGTGTAATTGTTTGAAGTCGTGATCAGAGGATATAATCAATACCTTCTGTGCTGATTCTTCAAGTCCCTCCTGGATTAGATCATTGTCCTGCGTCCACTTACATAGTACAGCAATGGTATCATCTGCCTCGGCACGGTCATAATGAATAACCTTATACGGAAAGTTTTCTTGTAGGTCGTCTCTGATTGAACTCATGGTATCAAATATCAAGGTCCAGGGCAACCCAGAAGCATCTCTGGTCTTTTTACGACCTGCCTTGTAGTGGGGAAATATGTCTCTGCGCCAATAGTTCCTGCCGTCTGCGCAAATAACCAATTGCCCGTATTCTCTGCCATGTTTCTTTTTGATATTCTGAAGTGATGATAGTATCACATGGCGAATAAGATTCACCACATCTGCATCATTACCCTTGAGTTCTCTCTGGAATGAAAGGATAGCACTGAGTGCCGTCTGACTGTAGTCGACTAGTATAATTTTATTTCTCCCCAACTCCGAAATGTTGTTTGATCTTCAAACCAATTTTGCTTCTAGGATGGTTAAATTTTATGTGTTCTTCAACCAGGTAATCCTTTACATAATCATCAGCAATATCGACACACTCAGCAACAATCAACTCCGCAAACCTTTTGGGGTCAAATGCCTTACTACCTTTATAGTCTATGTGTGCTAGTTTATAGAGTTCATAAATTCGTTCATTCATCATCATCGCCGTCAAGCATACCAAAACGCCTCTGCACCACACGAGCAAAATATTCTCTACGATACCGATCCTTGGTCATAATAGCAGCGACACACTCAGCAACGATCAACTCTGCAAACTTTTCTGTATCCAAGTGATTGGTTTGGTTGTCCCAGCATTGTTTCTCTAGTTGTTTAATTAGTTCATTCATTCTTCAACTCCGAAGTGTTCTTGAATCTTCCAAGCAATAGTATGACAAGCATAATCATAGGTTTCATCCACATCAGCATTGGTATGAGCAATATCGACACACCCCCGAACAATCAACTCAGCAAACTTTTGCAAATCAATAGCAGCATACATCTTATCACCCAGTTGTGGATAGACATTATCTGACCATTCAACTCTACCCCAATTGCCAATCGTTGCAACAGGATCTAACTGTTCAGCAAGTTCTCTAATTCGTTTGTTCATTATTCACTCCACATCCGATAAAATCTGAGTATAATAAGTCATCAAGTTATCGGCAGCAATATCAAATGCCTTTGATTGAGTAACATATACACCATTAACACCTGCAACCGCAGTACCATAATCTCTCAGAGTATCCACTGTGTCCTGTGCCATTGATCTGGCACCTTGTATGAATGCTGCCTCCAACCACAATTTCATGGATGTTGCCAATGCTGTCTTGTTGGGAATTGCTGAAAAGGAATTGTAGAATCGTTCACTACGCAAAGTAAATCCTTCCAGTTCGTGAAAGTACTCTTCGAACTCTTTCTTTAGATCTATGTTATTCATTACCGTATTTCTCCAAGTCCCGTTCTCTCAACCAAGTAATCTTTGGGTTTGTCTTTTCATATTCTGCCACCAACTCTTTCAGTGTATACAGAGTATCAGTTTCAAAGTCCCATAACCATTCACTCAGTCTATTCCAGTCCTCTGATCTGATTGGTGGCAGACTGAGTTCAGTGCCCCAGGGATTTTCCGTGCCCATAATATCGATGCGACCAGTTGACCAACCTTCGCCGTGCTCCTCGATCCACTTAGTGTTTATTGGACCGCACCAGTTCGTGGAGTATGAGATTTTATTCATCATAAAACAATCTTTGCACTTGGCTCATAAATTTCAAATGATTCATTGAATAGTTTATTCCCTTCAAAAATATAATGACCACCTCTGCGACTCTGAACCCACGTGAGGGACCAGATCATATCATTCTCTTGCATGGCGCAGATGATACTCTCATTACCGGACCACCCACCAGTGGATATATTATAACGATAAACTTCTGGATTATTGAGGTAGTCGTGTGGTTCTAAACCTTCAGACCATCCCCAAGAAGAACTATACCAGATACTCTTAGCGAAATCAAACCATCCCTTGGTATCAGACCAGTGCCATAGTTTAACAATCTCCAGTGCAGCATCAGTGGGATATCCATCATCGTCTAATAGGTCCTCTTCCAAAAGATCAGCGATCTTGATTTTAGATTCAGCAATATCCTGATCCATCTTCACTTGCCAATCAACAGGAAAATTCATTTCACTTCCTTTCATATAATTAATCACTCAACCTATAAGACTATTATACCTGATTATTGAATTAAAGTAAAGCACTATTTTGCTTCTACCTCATCACCATAGTCTATCAATTTGATTCCCAGAGCAACACCGGAAGTATCCTTTTCCATATCACGTTCCCATCCACTATAGATGTCAAGCATATAACTGCTGAATCCTTCTGCCTCTTTGTGGCATACGTACACTGATCCAGATACATTGCTGAACTCATAGTAGTCTGCGTACTCTTTAGTCTTAGTGATACCGCTACTCAGTTTCCAGGAATCGGCACCTACAAATCCACCGTACCATCCACCAAATACTTTATTGATAACATCATCGCCATGGGTCATCTCTATCACTACCCATCGATTCGGAGTGTATGTACTCATGTGTTCTTCTCCTTCTGTTCTTCTAGTAGTTTTGCCGCAGCAATCCAAACCTTCCTAGTATCCTTAATCGATTGCCATTCATCGCACTTGGTAGTCCTGCAACCCTTACCAATTTCCCAAGCTGCATCCATTGCATCCCTAGCATCATCCATTGCATCCCTAGCATCATCCACCTCGTTATTAATTAATTGTAACGATAGGTAATCCACATTATCTCCGCGTCTAAAGGCAATATCTTTGCACTCCTGCACAATCAACTCTGCGAACTTTTCTGAATAATAGTCCACCCACTTGTTCATATCTCGTTCAAAATAGTCAGTATCAAGGTTGGTTGTGATTCCCGCCTGCTCAGCAAGTTCTATAAGTCGTGCGTTCATGTGTTCTTATCCCTCAGTTTGGATTCGATAATACGAACCCATTTTAATTCACCGCTATGCTCAAGACTCATTGGGGAACCATGCAACTCGTCAATCTCCTCATCCGTCAGACCTACCCATTCACGATGTGCGTAGAGTGGTATCCATCCCAAGTCTTTTGGGTGTTGCTCGCAATAATTTGTTGCTTCGTATCCAATTTCGGGGCATATCTGTTCATAATCAGGGTCAGGATTAAGCCATGCTATTGGTTTGTTCATTTTGGTTCCTCCCAATGTTCACATTCACAGACATATCGATCTGCATTGTGTGATGCATTCCGTGAGAATCCATGGGGAGCATCTGGATGAGTTTTGCAGTCGATGTAATCAGCAGCATTACCATCATCTGATTCTCTGCACCAGTTCTCAAACTCTTCTGCTTTACTCAGATCATCATTTATTTCACGGAGTCCGAAATGTTCTACGATTGCTTTCGGGTAATCTTCCATTTCAATATACCCTTCCACATCATTACCATTATCCATCAGATCCCAAATGCCAAGATGTTCCCTCACAATCAACTCTACAAACCTATCAAACTCCTTTTCGTAGTCGCAATTCCAATCGATCTTGCCTGCACCTGGTCCCCATTCTTCATCTGCCCAGAAACAGAATCCAGACTCCTTCAGCAACTCTCTGATTTTATCGTTCATTACTCAACTCCTCTCCAGGCACCAAATGCCCCTTTCTTTTCCATCTCTTTCTTCTTTCTCATTTCATCGACTACCTGATCCATCATCTCGCCGTATGTTCTCTCCCGATTTGCTTCACGGTTAGCACACTCTTGCTCGATCATTTTACCAAACTTATAGTAGTCGAAGTATGTACCAGTATCGTTCAGATATGGTCCTTGCATGAATCTGTATTCAGTACAGATCTCTCTGATCGCTTCATAACGAACTGCTTCTTGACTTGAACAACTATAATGATTGGCATGCAATGTTATGTATTCATTGTTCTTACTCATCATTCACTCCAAAAATGTTTATCAACGGCACTTCTACCATCTGCAAGGATTAATCGGGCAAACATATCATAATCAAAATACTCACCACCCAACTTTGGCACCCAGCATTTCTCTGCAAGAGCATCAATGCGACTGGGTTCAGAAACTCTCAGTTCCTTTGGTATCCAATTATCCATAAAGGCATTCTCCACGCAGTGCTAACTCAGTATGAAATGATTGACTGTACTCGGGTGATAAAGAATAATCCGTCAGGATTGCCTTGATGTGATCTGTATCCATATCACACAGTACTACATGCTTCAGTGGTTCATGTCCACTGATGCCCCGTGTACCCCAGGATAATACTTCTCGCACCTTATCATGTCCGGCAGAAAAGTACATAGACAATTCCTCGGCAGGTGCAGTTGGAATTATGTTTCTACGGCAATAATCAAGTCCACCATCAACCATATACACCTGACCGTTCTTATCCTCGTATGTCTTATAGTCGTGCCGATGATATGATACCAAGACAGTGCCATCCGGTGTTCTAATTGCGTTGTATACTAAACGATCATGTGGTTCAGGGTAATCCATTTTGCTTCTCCATAATATAATTAATAACTCAACCTACAAGAACTATTATACCTTATTGTTGAATTAAAGTCAAAACTATTTTGATTCCTGTTTTGCCAGTATTTCCATATATCTAGCAGCAGTGGCATCGACTGCCTCATGATAAGCAATGCTGGCAGCATCCTTGGGAGCATGGGTTGAATCTCCCTTTATCCATTCTTCTACACCTTGCGTGACACCAAACTCATATGCGGCATCAATGCGCTTTCTAATAACATCAACGAACTTATGCAAGGCATCATCGTTCTCCAACCCGCACATCACGGCAATTCGAATAAAGTTACCCTTGCTGTTTCCCAGTCCCTCATTCATTATTCCATGTCTCCGTTTGTTTATCAAATGCGATCTGCAACTCTTCATTAATTATAGCACGCACAGTTTTGGCACATATACCGCACTTATTACTGATATGCCGAACCCTTTTTAATTCTCCGCTGCCGCAACCTATGGTATGATTGCGGACAGCATCACGGATCTCAGTATCAGTAACAACATTGCAAATACAGACATACATGGTTATTCACCACCATCATATGTGGTTTCAGTTACGAACACTTGCAGTTTCTTTTCATCCGACCAGGACTTGACATAGGCATTGTCCTCATCGCATATTGCAAGCACTTCATCAACACCGACAACTCTATGCGACACAACAACTTCACCCAGATGTACCTGCGAGAATTCCTTGCACCTTCCCATGGCGACATCATCCAATGCATACTCAGGATACTCGGCATCAACTTCAATGACATATCGTTCCCGGAATTGACTGACACATTCGACCATCACCAGCACTGTATCGTTTTTGGTTATGTGGTCAGATGCTTCTTCATCTTCTATCCAAGGAAATTGCTGAGGAGTATACTCCCTATATTCATCTGGTTGCTCGAATGGAGCATCGGGATCTGGTTTGGATACTGGAAATTGCCAGTGAATATACTCATCAGTCTGTTCGCAGGAGAATGGAGTAACATTGCCCAGACAATAATCTGCCATAGTCTTTTTGCTATAGTTGGGTAGTGGAATAATATCATCCTCGGCATTCATAATATCCATATCCAGCATTTCTTCTGCATACCTTGATACACGATCCAACTGCATATTCCGTAAATCAGGATCAAGTATCTCTTGTGCAAACTCTTCTGCCAATCCAAGATCACCTGATGCCATCCAGTAATTTGATAACCTACGTAGTTTCTTGTCCTTCATTTTGCTGCTCCTATTAGAAAGATACAATACAGAAATGCCGCAATCACACCTAACTTGAGACATGCTGCTAAAAATATAAACACCACCCTATGGAATATACAAACGAATAACAATCCAGTAATTATAACAAGTGTTGGATTGGTTGCATACAAGGCAGCAAAATCTATCACTTACTACTTACCACCCACCGTGAATCCGGACAGAATATCAAACACACCATCCGCGGATTGTTCAATTCTAATCTCGTGCGATATGCCACGGTACAGGAACCCTGCGCCATCACGTTCAAACACGTCAATCATTATTTCAGATTCATACTCAACACTCTTCTGCGTGGTGTAATTCATTGCGTCGAGGTCCTGCAACTGCTTGATGAGATCTTTGATTTTCATTAGAATGCCTTGTATATGATAATATCAGAATTGACTCGACCATTGGGACAATTAGTTACTCCCTTGATTGCCTTGAATGCAGCAGTCAGTGGTCGTTTAGTCATACCTGCTGCCGTGAAGAATTCCTTTGGTTTTCTAAGTTTCTTCAACTCCGATAGACCAACATCATAGTTCTGTATGGTAGTGCCCTTCACTGATAACACATCTGTACTGGCAGCACGATACACCGCAAGTTGCCGTGTCTTGGCATTGAATACCCAGACCTCAGACGCACCTATGATGTCCGCAGGATCGCAGGACTTGATACCAGATTCAGGATCAGTCAATTTATACTTCATTCGTGCTACCAATACGCCTGCTGGTTTCTGTTTGAACTTTCTTGGTTTTGCTACCTTGGATGTTACTACTTGCTGTTGGCAGTCTAATATGATACCATCAACAAACTGTGATAACTTTTTTAGTTGTTGCTTTGAAAGGTTTGAATACCCTTCGGAGAGTAACTCATCATTGCCTTCAATGGCATCTGTGAGTTCACGTTGAGTGGGTTTGTAAAACTCTGCAATTCGTTTGCAGACCGCACCACTGACGTTCTGTTGAAGAAAATAACTCTTTGCCGTGAAGTCACTGCTGCCCGTCTGGATAAATTGGTCGATCTCATAGTCAATCTCTGCTCCATATTTGTTGGCAAGTTCACTAATTCTATCTTGTATACTTATAACAGGTGCCTTGGTTTGCTTCACTGACATCACTGGATATATCGTGCTGTACTTTTTCGTCAACTCTTGAATCTTTGCGTTGAAGTAATCCAGTTCCTTCTGTGCCACAAACTGTTTGCGGAATCCCAGTCGATAAATGATACCGACATAATATAGTTCGTCCTCAGATGCTTGCTCAAGCAGTTTACCGATATTCTTATCAGTCTTGTTGAAGTGACCCAAGATCCATTTTGCAATGACCTTTGGAGTTTCGTGGAGGTTATAGTAATTCAGTGCTTTGGTAAGGTCAATGCTATAACTTGCTTCACGCACTTCCGGTTCAGTTACTCCGGCGAATGCTCGGTTTGCTTTCTCGGTAAACTTTTGACGATTTGCTGTATTTGCCATAATATGTAACCTCATAATAAAATTAATCACTTAACCTACAATAAAAATTATACCCTATTTCAGGGTATAAGTCAAGAACTATTTTTGCTTATGAATAAGATTATTATAAATTTCACCGATAAAACCACCCAGGGCAACTTTTTGAATAGAAGTGGAACCGCATTTTTCACCGAGGGAAGTTTTATATTCACCCAGGAGGGATTTTGCTTCAGTTTCAGCAACCGATATTGGGAATTCACCTTCAAAAGCTATATAAACGAATTTTGTCATTTTTTTCCTTTAAAATTAGAGTTCATATTTAACCTACAAATACAATTATGCTCTAATATTGAATTAAAGTCAAGGACTATTTTCT